CCATCAGGTAATGATATATTAGTACAAAAAAATAAAATGAATTATTATAAAAAATTGATGGTAAGGTTCTTATTTTCATCAATAACTATAGTATCTATAATACTAGTCCAAAGTGTTCGTTTTTCTTGGTCACTCAAATCAGAGTATATTTTTTCGAAGTTAATTTCTAAAAAACTTCTTATATTTTTTAAATTTATTATAGATTTTTTTTCTTCACTATTATTTTTTTCTAATTTAATTAACTGTGTATTAAGTTTTTGGTACTTAAGTTTGTAATCTTCTTTATCTATTAAGTCGTCAAAATATAAATCTTGAAGTTTATTTATTTGTTTTTTTATCTTATTCTTAAGTTGATTGTTATTATTTTTACTTTTACTTTTATTGTTATTAGATTCATATCCAAAAGCAATTTCTTCTAATTGTCTCCTTACATTTTTCAATAAAAAATCTTCAAGTTTTTTTTCTGATAATCTCTTTGTATTGTTACATTTCTTAGTAGTCTGAGATACATGACATCTATAATATTTATAGATTTTTTTATCAGAGCTTAAACAATATGTACCACTCATTTTACGACCACATTTACATATTACCATACTAGAAAAAATGTACTGCATTCCTAAACTATTAAGATATTTATTATTATAAACTTTAGTATTTTTTGATAAAAGTTTTTGGACAGTATTAAATTGTTCAGAGCTTATAATTGCATCACAAAAGTTTTCTACAGCTAAATTATTGTGAATATATGTACCTGTGTATATATTATTTTTTAATAATTTATAAATAAAATTATAAGAAAAATTAGCATTAAAAGAGTTGTTTATATGTTGTAAAACTTTTATCATAGAAGTTAATTTCTCATAAGAAGTAAAACATTCTCTTACTATTTCAGCTTTTTCCTCATCAATTACTAAGTGTTTATCAACAATCTTATATCCAAAAGGTGTACTTCCACTAATAACTTCGCCACGTCTAATTTTATTATTAAAAACAAATTTTATTCTTTCGCTTGTTTGTGAAGCTTCATTTTCAGCAACTGATAACATTATATTTATATGTAGTCTACCAGCAGCAGTTGAAGAGTCATAGTTTTCCAATATAGTTTTCCAGTCACATTTATGTTTTTCTAATATTTCCATTATTTTATAGTAATTTTTTACACCACGACTTAATCTATCAATTTTAGTTATCATAACTAAATCTATTTTGTTGTTTTTCACATCTTCAATCATGCGTTGTAAATTAGGTCTTTTTAAGTTTGTTGCAGAATAACCTTCATCTATGTATTTATCTACTATTACAAAATTATTATCTTTTGCATATTGCTCTAAAGCTTCTGTTTGAGTTCTAATGCTATCGCCATGCAATACTTGTTCTTCTGTACTAACACGTATATAAAGAGCAACACGTTTTATTTTATCCATTGCAAAACCCTCCTAAATTATGTCTAGTGCCTAGTAAATTTACACTAGGCACTATTGATTAAGATTAATTAACATTAAGTTTGTTTTTCAAAGCTTCTTGTAACAACTGTGAAAAGTTTATATTATTTTTTTCGGCTTCTTTATTTAACCATGAAGGTATAGATAAAGTTTTCTTAATTGACTTACTATCATATTCTTTTATTGTTTCTTTTAAATTAACTTTTAACAATATAGCAGTTTGATTTTCTTTAGTACTAATACTATTTAATTGTGTAGGTTTTGGAATTTCTAAACCATCTGAATACAAGTCAAACAATTCTAATTTTAAAGCATCTTCTGCCATAAGAAAAGCTTCTTCTAAATTCTCGCCACAAGTTATTATATTTGAAAAATCATAAAAATTAACTTCGTAGTCACCTTTAACATGTTTTGTTATAACTGCTGGAAATATATATTCATTTTTATACATATTTTCACCACCTTTATAAAATTAGTTACAAATATTAATTTTCTTCATAATAATCATGAGATTTTGCAAAACTTATAACATCCAATACTTTTTGTTCTATATTGTAATATCTAGCTACATTAAGCACTTCATTATAGTGTTCTTTTTCATTTTCATTATAGAAAATGTAATAGTCTAGAGCTTCTTGAATAAAACTATACTCGCTATCATATCTTATCATATCACAAATTGTTCTTGCAGGATTTGTTATCCAAACACCTTTTCTAACCTCTTCTACATAAGATAAATCTAACTTTTTAACAGGATATACTGTAAAATAATCTGTATCAATCTCTTTATCTATAAAAGCAGATTGAGCTATTATATGATTGTCTGGAAAATTAGTTATTCCTAATAAACTTCCTGCATATTCTCCGCATAGTACAACATTATTAAAAGAGTTTCTTATTACTCCTGTAAAATCCACCTATCATTCCTCCAAACATAATTTTTATTTGATTTTGATGTTATAAATGTGTGTATTGGAATTATAAAGTTGCTTACTCTTTTATAAACAGTTGCAAATTCAGGCTTAGATTCAATACCTCTTAATCTATTATATCCATGTTCTAAAGTGTTAAAATTCTCTAATTGGAACATGTACATTTTTTCTGATATACTTTTATATTTATCTATATATAATCTTACTAAATCATTGCTATTATAGCCTTTTAAATAACTTAATGAATATATATCAAATAAATCTTTTAATCTTCTATTAATCTGTTTACTTTCACAAGCATGTATCTTATCAACTAATATTAATTCTGGTGTATATCCATTAATTGTAACTAAGCCACCCAATGAATATTTTTCTGAATCTAAAGTAGACCACTTAAAGTTTATATCTATACTAAATCTAGTAATTAATTCCGCAGCTCTATAAACACCTATAGTTACACTTTCATTTTTAGTAGTTTCATTTGTTGTTATTTCTTTTATAACTTTATACATTATTTTAAATCTACTATACTTAGAACAAGTTATTATATCTTTTTTGAAATTAAGCCATTTATTATAATCAGTTCCATGTATATCTATATCTTTTGTTAATCTTCTATTACCATAATTATATTTTTTAAATGCACATAATAATGTTATTCCACCTTTAAAAATCATATCATTAAAATTATTGCTATGACTCATACAATAGATAAAGTCCTCTATATAATCTAGTGTGCTATTATTATCATGAAAATTGTTACTATTACTCCACTTATTATTAATCAACAGTATCATTTCCTCCTTTCTCTGACTATAATTGTATTATAACAAAAATATCAATACGTATCAATACGTATCAACAAGTAACTTTTTGAGAAAATCTCTTTCTTATTTCTTTGATTATAAACTCTAAAGTTTTATTTTCAACAGGTTTAAGAGTTTTGTTTGTTTTTAGATTTTCTATTTCTACAATATTTTTTCTTATGTCAATAAATGTAATTTTCATGTTATAATCTTCTCCAAAAACTCTGATTAAATTTTTTTGACTATCCCAACTATAATCATTATTACTTAAGAATAAGAATACATTTTCAAATGAAGGAAAATCTTTTCTGTATTTTAATGCCCAATCTAAAGGGTAGTCTTTACAATTTGCTTCAAAATCAAAACCAATAGAATTAATTAAAATTTCATTATTGACTTCTTTGAGTAAAGTATCAGATTCTTGTAATTTTTTGAATATTTTTAAACATGTTTTTGCATCCTCTAAGGAATTATGATGATTAAATTCTATGTTATATTTTTTTGCAAGAGTAGATAGTTTATAGTTTTCTAAACCAGGTAATAAATCCTTTGCTAACTTTAAAGTATCATAAGACATTTTATTGAATTTTTCAGCGAACTTAGGTATTTTCATATTATATCTTTCGCATTCTTGTCTTATACAAGCTAATTCCATGCTTCTTAGATTGTGTGCTATCACTAGTGTAGATGGAGTTATATATTCTTCAACAATATTCCAAGCTTCGTCCCATTTAGGAGAGTTAGAAACATCTTCTGGAGTAATACCATGTATTTTAATATTAGTCTTTGAAAATTCTGAATTAGGGTTAACTAAGATTTCTTTTTCTATCAAAATCTCATTATCTTCTTCAACTACAAAGCCAATACTACAAACAGAACATCTTTTTGAATTTGCAGTTTCAAAATCTATAGATAAGATTCTAGTATGGTTTTTGCTGTCTATTTCGGCTATAGAAAGGTTTTCTTCTAAAAAGATATAGTTTTCTGTTTTATGCTCTAAACTATATTCGCTCATGCTGTATTCTAAATTGAAAAAGTTATCATTGTTGTAAAATTTAATTCTGTCATAAATATTTACAAAATGTTTTGTCATTACTTCATTTTTAGTTAAATTAGTATTCATAGCTTTATTAAAACCTTTTGTTATTGCAGTATGTAATACGTTTTTTGGAATATTCATTTTAGCATTAGAAAGTGTTAGAATTACTCCTTTTCTTGCTCCAGTAGATAAATGTACAATTAACATATTATTTTACCTCGACTTTATTATATATTTTGTTTACAGATAGTAACATATATATTTTACTTTTTTCATACTATACATGTCAAATACAAACAAAATATTATAGAAAAGGAATAGTGATATGTAAAAAAATAAGTATATTTTTCTTAAATTTTAAGTAATTTTTTAATTTATAAAGAAGAAAATGCACTATAACATAAAAACAAATGCATATCAATATGCATTTGTTTTTGTTATAGTTTATTTATCATTTTGTTTTACTTTTACCACGGTTCCATTCACCATAATAGAAAATAATTTTCCTATTTCCATGTAATCTATGTCTATACCGATTACTGCATTTCCTCCAATAGAAACTGCCTTTTTCTTTAATAAATTAAATGCTTCTGTCCTTCCTTGATTCAATTTTTTTTCAAAAGGAAAAGACCTATCACCTAAAAAAACTGTTAAACTAGCAGTTGTATCAGCGTAAAATCCAGCACCAACAACGACCTCAACTGCTTCAACTGTTATGTATTTTTCAATTGTATATCCATCTAAAAATGGAGTTGTAGAAATCAAAACTAATTCTGGATTAGATTTTAAAGAATTGAGTTCTTTTTCTTTGTTATATTCCTCTATAGATTCTTTTGCTTTAATTTTTAGTATATCTTTGCATAACTCACACAAATCTTGTTCTGAGTTTTCTGGAAGTTGTTTACCACATTTTCTACATTTATTATTTAAAAAAATTCTTCTTTTTCTATAATGTTATTTTCATCTTTAATAATTAAATGACTTGGTTTCATAGAAGAAGCTAAACTTTTTGCATAGTCAATAACCATTTCTTTATCTGTAGAATTATAAATTGAATATGTATTATTTTCATCTATAAATTCTTTTAAATCCCAATTATTTAAATTATTTAGAACTACAATATATTCAGTCATAATATAAAAACCCCCCTTAAAAGTGTGTTAATAAAATTATAACATCATAATGTGCATAGTGTATTATATAAATGAGAAATTTGTTTAGGTATGAAAAAAATTATAAAAGATATTAAAAAGGCACTTAGAATGTAACTAAGTACCTTTATTTCTATGTTTTATGTAATTTTTAATAAAAACATTAAACTGTTTTATAACTAAATTCTCTAAATTAGTAACACTATTTTTTCCTTTTCTCAGTGAAACACTTTTCTTAAGAGCAATATCTTCGTTAACTCCGCAGAAATACATAATTTCAGAAATTTCCAAAATTTTACAATGAAGTAATACTACATTAGGACATAAGATATGTTTTGTAAAAGCTTCTGCCTCTACTTCAAATAATTTATTATTTTTAGAATGAAGTTTTAAAACATTCGTTTTAGTTGCATGTCCTAGGAAAATATGTGCTAATTCATGAATGAGCGTCCAGCGTATAGAGTGTAAGGGATAATACGTATTGTAACATATTACAAAAGTATTATCTCTTTTGCTCCAGAAAACGAAACCTTGCTTGTCATATTTTTCAATAATAAAATTGGTATCTCTTTTTATTAATTTTGCAAATTCATCGTAGGAATAAACTTTCAAATTATTGTTACGAATAATTTGAAATGGACAAATAGGGTAATGTCGTGATTTTTTCTCTTAAAATGAACTCGTAAGCTATTTGTCTTAAAAATTTATGCATTATTTATTTTTTAATCTACCTTTCTAAAGTGTCGTCTAAATTGTCATATAAATTTATTGCTTCTTCTATATTTTCAGTATTGCCATTCCGAGCAGCAGATTGTTGTGCATTTTCTTCGATATACTCGCCTCTGTAGTCTTGGTACAATTCATCATCTTCCAATATTGTATCAACAAGTGAGTATACATATTTTTTTATTGCTTTTCTTTGTTCTCCAGAGAGTTTTAAATAACTTTCAAGTATTTTTACATCTAAATTATCAAGATTATATTTATTAGATAGTTCTGAAATTATTGTATTATCATTTTCTATATACATATTACCAGTACCATATTTTAGCCATTTTTCATTTATGTTAAATTCAGCACAAATAATTTTTATAATTTTTTCTGTAACATCACGATAGCCTTTTTCTAAATTAGAAAGATAGTTTTGAGCTACTGCTATTCTCATACCAAATTCTTTTTGTGTAAGATTTGATGCTTTTCTTACTTCTTTGATTCTTTCATGTATATCCATTTCATCACCTCCTAAAAAGATACTAACATATGAATATCGCAAATGCAATAAAAATATAAAAATAAGGTTGATTTAATATCTCTAATGTGATATTATAATATTGCGATAGAGATATTAGTAATTTAGGAGGTGTCGAATATGAATAAAATAATTGAAAATAAAACACAAAAATTAATTGAAACAAAAAGAAGTTCAGCAAATGAATTTCTTAATAAAAAAATTGATAGTGATGATTTGATGAAAGAAATTGTAAAAATGCCATACGAGCAAAGAGTGAAAATGTTTTATATAATGCAAGGTGCAAATCTTGTGAAAGAACCAGATACATCAAACATTTAATAATTAAGAGGGGTGAAACGATTGTTTATATTAAAAGGTAAAGACTTTGAAAAAGTAACAGAGAAACTAAATGTATCGTATTGGATTGTAACTGATGAAGAAACAGAAGGAGAGTTGGTATATGACTCTCTAGGTGCAGAAGAGTTTTGTTTTAGATTGTATGAAGATTATGAAGTTGAAGATTTAAGGGTAGCAAATAGACTAGAATCACATAATAATTCATTATTTAATATAGAAAAAAAGTATGTTGTGATTGATGAACTAGTTATAGTTATTTCTTGTGATTTGACAAAAGAAGAGTATTTTTATGAATGTGAATTAGAAGAAGATAAAAAAGATAAAAAAAGAAAAAATATAAAATGGAATGAAAATAAAAAGGATAACTACAGAGGTAATTTTACTAAAAAAAGTTTTAAATTTAATAACAGTGATAAAATATTCTGTCTTGATACAGTAGTTTCTTATAAGAGTTTAAAACAGTATTTAAAAGAAATAGCTGAACTTGTAGGAGCTAATGAGATAACAATATTAAGTGAAGTACCAGAAAATTCAATAAGTATTAATTTTCACTATAGTGATGATGGAAAACTTATTTTAAAGTTTAGAAGGGAAATTGGTGTTGAAGAAGGTTGTAAAAGAAATTTTGAATATTATGATAAAAATTACTTATTCAATAAACAAAAATAGATAAAAGTGGGGAGAAAAAGATGGAAGAGAAAAAAGAAGTAATAACTTTAAAAGTGAGTGTAGAAATAGACGAGGAACTTTTGAATCAGAAAATAAGTAAAATTAAAGGATTGTATGAAGAACTAAAAAATGAATTGAACTCATTTTCTGATTTGATAAAAGTTAGATAAGGAGTGATAGAAACATGAATGATTTAGATATAGAAATAAAAATAAATGAATTAGAAAAGTATGGTTACTTTAGAGTAGATAGAGATTACATGTTACAAAATATAAATAAAAAAAGTGCTTTATATAGAAAGCGTGTTGAAGAATATCCAAATGTAAATTTTAAAAAAGAACTTTTAATTGCAATGAAGTGTGAAGGAAATTTTTATTTTTATTCAAGAGAATTTATAGAAAAGAAGAGTGTTTTTGAAATACTAGAAAGTACTAAAAATCACTTTGTAAAATAAGTTAATAACCACTATCTAATACATAATTAAAATACTAAAAAATGGGGGAATAGATATGTCAAAACCATATGAGAAAGTTGAATTTAAAGGCGAAATGAATATGGATTACTTTTGTAAAGGATTAGCAAGAGCGAAAGAAATGATGATAAAAAGGCTTTTTGATGTAGATTTAGAAATAAAGTGTACATATAGAAAGAAAACAGAGGAAGAAATGAAAGCTGAAAAAGAGAAGAAGTTAGAAAAGGAAGTAATTTAATTGGAATTTTAAAATTGCATAAATAGAATAATTGCATAGGGAAATACCATATCTGAGGTGATAAAATTGAAACTACAAAAAGACACTGGTGAAAAAATTACAAGAGATTTAGAATTAAAAATACTTGCAAATAAAGATAAAAATAGTTTTTTGAACTTTTGCAAGTTGAAAGAATTGTCTAATAAAGATATAAAATTCATTTTAGAGAATACTTACATAAAGAAGTATATAAGAAAATCAATTTTAAAAAAAGAATATGTCATAAAGGTTAAAAGTATTACTTTGAAAAAAAATGATAAGCTCCTAATCTTTTGTAAAGATAAGAACTTATCAAAAGAAGATATATTATTTATATTACAAAATATTATTTTACATAAAGAATTTATAAATATCATGAAGAAAAAAGATAAATATGAAATAAAAATTGCTATATTAATGTCAATATTAGGTATTATATTAAGCCTAATATCTTTAATCTTCATCTAATGGATGTATAGGTTTAAAATCTTTTGGTAGAGGATTAATAGTTACTTTAGTATTAAATGAGCCATCTGGAGTATCTACAATTATTTTAAAATCTTTCGATTCTCTTATTGGATGTATGCCTTCGAATACAGCATATCCATGTACAGTACCAAGTGATGGAATCCTTGTATATTTTAAAATGTTTTCGCTATTTATATTGATAGGTATGTGTAAATTATCATCACCTTCAAAATTAATCAATGTAATTCCATTATTATTATTATAATGGTCATGTATATCAAGTTTAGTAGCATTTGAAGATAGATGATTATCTAATAATTTAATTTTAGTAATAGATACATTGCTGGTCGAAAGATTTTCTATAGTTAAATAGCATATTAAAAGTTCATATTTTTCGTACCAATTAAAGCCAAAACAATTTTTTCTATATCATAGGAGATTTTAAGTTTAACACTAGCTTTTCTATATACTTTGATAGAAATATAAAGGCTTGAAAAAGATACTATTAGTGCTAAAATGGCAATCCAATCTACTGCTAAGTAGTCCATATTTTAATAGTCCTTTCATTATATTTTAATAAGAAAATTATAACATAAAATTTTGAAAAAAAATAAAAAAATAAGATTGGTGAAATACATATGTTAAAACCATATGAAAATATTGAAATTAAAAATGAATATAGATTTATTTGCAAAGAATTAATAAGAGTAAAAAATGAAAAAGTTAGAAAAGGAAGTAATTTAAATTGAGACTTGAAAATTATGTAAACAAAAAGTGTCTTATAACTACGAATTATAAGACACTTCGCAAAATAACTTTGTTGTCAAAGCTATAAAATCATATCTACTCTTTATTATAGCAGATAAGACAACAGAGTTCAATAAACACGCTAAAATAGAGCGTCTAACGAGCTTGTAATAGGTATTAACATTGTAACGATATAAAGTATCTATACAAATATATAACACTAGATACTAATAAAAGACTAAATGAGGTACTGCTATGAAGAGTTTTATAAGAGAAAAAAAGATATATTGTTCAGATTATTTAGAGATAGATATAATACCAAGGGCAAATATACAAACAAAAAGTAAGAGAGGTAAAAGAGAATACATATCTAAACCTAAGCAAAAGAATTTAAATGATAAAAATGCTAAAAGGTATTTTACACAATTAGTTAATACAAACTTTACTAAAGAAGATTTAGTTCTTCATGCTACATATTCACCAAAATATTTACCAGAGACATTAGAAGAAGCTGAAAAAGAAGTTAGAAACTACATAAGGAGAATTGATTATAAAAGAAAGAAAGAGAGACTTGAATCTATAAAATATGTGCTTATAACAGAGTTTGGAGAAAGGAAGGATGGAACTAAAAGAGTTCATCATCATATTATTTTAAATGGTGGGTTGGAAAGAGACATAATAGAAGGGCTTTGGATTAGGAAGAAAAGAGGGAAAAAAGAAGGTGAAAAACTTGGATGGATAAACACACACAGATTGCAACCAAACGAATTTGGCTTACAAAATTTATGCAATTATCTCATGAAAGACCCTCGAGGTAGAAAACGCTGGAGTTCATCACAGAACTTAAAAAAGCCTTTTCAAAAATGCAATGATAGCAGATATAGCAGAAAGAAAGTTATGGAAATAGTAAGAAATGACTTAGACAACAGAATATTTTGGGAAAAGCAATACAAGGGTTACATATTTACAGAGTGCAAAGCTACATATAACGATATAACAGGAGTTAGCTTATATGTAAAAATGCGAAGATTAAATTAAAATCGAGGTGATTATATGTATTTAAGAGCATGTAAGTGTTGTAAGAAAGAATTTGAAACAAATTTATATTCAAAAACATATTGTTCTTATATTTGTAAAAACAAGTTTAAGAATGAGAAAAGAAAAAAAGAAAAGAAAGAAGGTAATGAAAATGAATAAAGAAATAGAAGCAATATGTATTGAAGTTGAGAAACGTATTTGTAAAATCTGCAAATATAATAATACTTGTAATGTTGAAAAAAGAAATGGTCGTATATGTAGTTTTTTTGAAGAAAAAAGTAAGATAGAAAAATTACTAGAAAAGAGTAATTTTATAAGTAATATGGATTTTAGATTAAAAAATATAAGTATGAAAGAAGTTGAATCTTATTGTAAAGAAAATAATAAAAAAATAAAAATTTGTGGATGGGGAAGTGAGCAAATAATGATATTTACAGATGAAAGGAGAGCAAAAACTAATGACTAATAAAGAAAAAATAAAATGTTTTGTTCTAGTCGATTTATGTCAAGAGGACTATAGTAAACAAAGAGGTAAAAATGCTTATTATGCAGGTAAAAAACACACTTTTAATTATGATTTATACCCTGTTATAACAAAGGATATAAATAGAGCGAAGGTATATAGAACCAAAAAAGAAGCTAAGAGAGAGCTTGAAACATTAAATAAAAAGTGTATTCATAATTATTTTGAAATTATTAGCTTCAAAAAAGCTATTAAAAATATGACTAATGAAGAATTGATGACTTTTATTTCAATGAGAGAAAACAAAGCATGTAAAAAATACTCAGAGGATATATGTAACTCATGTAATAATACTGATATTGATTGCGAAAGCTTTGATTGTGAAAAAGCGTATAAAAATTGGTTAAATGAAAATGTTATCTGGTAATGTAAAGGAGTGTTAAAAATGATTTACAAGGATAAAAAAATGTTATCAAGATTATTAAAAATAGTTTCAAATAAAGAGAAAAAAATACAAATGCTAGAAAAAGAATTAGAAGCTTACAAAGAAGTTGCAGCGGAAGGAGAACTTAATTTTTATTTTGCTAAAGAAGATGGTGAATATCATATAGAACTTTATAACATCAATGAAAATTTTGGGGAGTTTTCAAGAGATGTTATATTAACTAGAAGAGCTTTACAAAAAGAGTTAGAAAAAGAAAAAAATTTCAAAGGAAAAATATTTAAACGAACAAAAGAGTCAACTATATATGACAATATAGATTATATTATAAAAAATAACATGCTTGTTAATATGAAAGATTGTTTTCTGGAAGGTATTGATACAAGTATATTAGAAAATGCTTGTGGAGCTGATAAAGAATATGAAGTTGCAACAACTGTAAAAGGAGAGAGCTTTATAATTTTTAAAGATAAATATTAAATAAAAATAAAGGGAAGGTGATAAAAATGACTAATGAAGAATTTGAAAAAATAGAAGAAATATATCGTAGATACAAAGAGTTAATTAGTGCAAAAGAAGAAGCGAAAGAAATAAAAGAAATTATTGAAAGTTATGATGTTTCAAATTTTAAAATGATAAATTTTGATTTTGGCTGGGATGAAAATTTAGAATTTAGTGTTAGTGAAGAAACAAGAAATTATATAAAAAAAGAAGTTATAAATATGCTAGAAAAAGTAATTCAAGATTGCAGTGAAAAAATAGAAGCTATTAAGATACCAAGTAATTAAGCGATAAATTATAATATAAAATTCCTTGTAGGAAAAAGGAGCATAAAATATGGATGATAAAAAACTACAACAAAGATATAGAAACAAGGTTGCTAATGCACAAGGTCAACACTTTGAAAATTACATAAATTCAGCTTGTATAATTTATAGAAACGATAATAGAGCTGAAATAGATAAAACACCAGAACTATTTAGAGTATTAAGCAAGGATAAAACAGGGAAATTTACAGGTAGATTTATAGCTAATGCACAACCAGATTTCAAAGGTGCTTTAAAGACTGGTATGTGTATATGCTTTGAAGCTAAATACACGCTTAAAGATAATATAAAAAGAAGTGTTTTAACTAATACACAACTAGAAACTTTAGATAGGTATTACCACATAGGAGCAATAACAGGGGTTTGTATAGGTATACAAGATAGGTTTTATTTTATACCTTTTCTTGTATGGAAAAATATGAAAAATTGTTTTGGTAGACAATATGTAAAACAAGAAGATATAAAAAGATTTGAAGTAAAATTTTTCAATGGAGCTGTATTATTTTTAGACTATATAACTAAAGACGAGAAAATATTAAATGAGAATTATAGCTTATTAAGAAAAGAATTTGAAAATGAAATAGATGATAGCATTAAAAAAGTGAGGGGATAAAATGTTTTTAAACTTATATACTAAAAAAGATTTTAATGAAATAAAAGCAGAATATGAAATAGCTATTAGTAGAATAGAAGAATTAAAAGATAAATGTTCAAGAAAAGAAAAAATAATTTCAGATTTAGAAAATAAAAACGCTGCACTGCATACAGAAAAAATGTCTTTAAAAATTAGATATGAAAATGAACAAAATATAAAAAAGGGTATGGAAGCAGGAGCTGAAATTTTAAGAGAAGAAATAGAAAAATTAAAAGAAGAAAATGAAATTTTGAAAAAAACAATAGAAACTTTTAATAATAAAATTAAAGAAATAGAATTAAAATTTAAAAAGACACTAAATGATAAAATAACTAGACTTGAAGCTATAAAAGCGAGAACGAAAAGGTTTAGAAAAAAGAAAAAAATAGAAAAAATTATCGAGGAACTAGAATTAAAAAGTTTCTTAGAATAAAAGGTTGATTATTATGTTATTAGCTAATAGAGACAAAATAATACAGCTTGCAAGTAAAATAGTAGAACTATACAATGTTGAAGATTTAGAAGCGACAATAAAAGCTATACAGTACTTAGAAAAGATTGAAGTAAATGGAGTTGTACAAGAAGAAGGATATAATAAGCTTCTAAAATTGATTGAAAAATAATATAAGGTGCTGAAAGTCTATGGAAAAGAAAGTAATAAATTATTTTGTAGATTGTATAAAGAAAAATAAAACTAGAATATTGATAGAAAAAGATAATAAGTACTATATATCAGATGGTGCATGTGTTTTTATAGTAGATAAAAATGAAATGGTATTAAACCCAAAGTTATTTGAAGCTAACAGTAAGAAGTCTCAGATAATAATGGATAACATAAAAAAAGATAGCTATAGAGAATTGTTGTTAAAATATTATATACCAATAAGAGAACTTGTCTATCACAAATATATATGTGAAGATTTTGCAATTTATCTTGATGAAAACTATATAAAGCTTTTTGGAAGATTTGATAAGGTAGAAGGAATAGACAGTAACTCTCTTGTTCGTATATCTATAAAAGGGCATATAATAGGCTACTTATTACCAGTAAGGACATCAGAAAATTTTTAAATATTAAAAATAAAAGAAAGAAGGTAAAGCTATGAAAATCATATCTATTCTAAGCTTCAAAGGTGGTACAGGTAAAACAATAACAAGTGCAAACATGGCAGATATTTTATCTATAGTACATAAGAAAAGGGTATTGTTAATAGATGCAGATAAACAAGGTAATTTATCGCAATACTTCTCAAAATTCGAGGAAAAAGGAAAAGGTACAGCAGAAATGTTGCTTGAAGATAATGCAAATATACATGAATACATATGTAAGACTGAAAATAAAAATATAGATATTATAACTAGCAATATGTATTTATATCAAGCTGATAGAATGTTATTTGACAGTGATAGAGATAAATTTAGTATATTAAAAAGATTACTAGAAAAAGTTAAAAATGAATATGATTTTTGCATAATTGACAATGCACCAAGTACAGATATAGTAACAATCAATTCTCTAGTAGCGTCAGATGAAGTAATTATAACAGTAAGAGCAGATAATTTTTCTCTTAAAGGAATAAAGGAATTGCTGGAACAAATAGAAAATGCTAAACATGTAAATAAAAAAATAAAATTTAAAGGGTGCATAATAACGCATTATCAAAACAATGATGTAAATAATCAATTTATAACTTTACTACAGAATATCTGCAAAGTATTTGAAACTGTAATAAGATTAAATAAAAATGTAGCTGAAAGTACATTTTATCAAAAAACAATAATGAAATATAACAAAAGATGTGGTGCGACAATAGACTATAAAAAGTTAGTTAATGAGTATCTAAATATAGAATAAAAAATGTGTCCGAATTGGACACATAGAAAGGAAAAAGTAAAATGGCTTTTAATATGTTTGAAGCAATTAGTAATAGTAATAATAGAAAACTAGAAAATAACAATAAAAATATTAAAAATAAAAAAACAGAAATAAAAAATATAAGTGTTTATGATTTAGTACCATCAGAAGATAATTTTTATTCAGCTGAAGATATAGAAGATTTAAAATCGTCTATAGAAATGTTTGGAATAAAACAAAATCTATTAGTAAGAGAAAACGAAGATAATAAATATACAATAATAGCAGGTCATAGAAGAAGATTAGCAGTATTGAAGTTATTAGAAGAAAACAAAGAAAATGAAAAATTTGAAATGATGCCTTGTATGGTAGAAAAAATAACTGGAATAAGAGCGAAAATATTATTAATAACAACTAATTCAACTGCAAGAGAATTGACAGATTTTGAAAAAATGAAACAGGCAGTAGAAATGAGGAAGTTATTAGAAGAGTTAAGAGCAGAAGAAGATATAAAAGGTAAAACTAGGGATTTAGTTGCTAAAATGTTAAATACATCAGCTGGTCAAATAGCAAGGCTAGAGAACATATCTAAGAAGTTAATGCCAAATTTTAAAAATGAGTTTGAGAAAGAAAATATAAATGTATCTACAGCATACGAATTATCAAGATTAGAAGAAGCTGAACAACAAAGTTTATTTGAAGAATACCAAGATAAGGGAAGCTTAAGTATCAAGGATGTTACAGAAAAATCAGAAGAGAAAAAAAGTGAAATAAATGAATTAGAAGCTTATAAAATTGAAGAGGATGAAAATGAAGTTGAGGAAACTGAAAAGATAATTAGTTTTCCAACTGCAACAATAGAAGATAAAAAAGAAGAAGGAAAAGTTTTTAAAACAATTTTTGAAATGTTGAAGGATATGAAGATTAGAAAATTCGCAGAATTTATTTGTTCTCAATGTAATGTGACTGGAACATTTTGTGATTTTGCGATGGAATGTAATGATAAAAACGGAAAAGGGTGTGTTGATATATGCATAAAGTGGTTAAAGATGGAAGCACAAGAAATGCAAAAGTAGATATAAGACATAATAAGAGTGGATACTTAGATAGTACAGCATATGAAGCTATAAGAAAAATTGACAAAGAGAAACAAGACGCTAATATATTAATTGAATTAATTAAAAAAATGGCTAAGGTAGCAGGTTTTGAGGTAATAGGAAGAATAGAGATTAGAAACAAAAAAACAGGTGTTTTATATAAATAAGCTATTAGGATTATAAAAAACGGGAGGAGTAATAAAATGGACAAAGATATTTGGCTATACAGCTGGGATGATGAGTGCTTTGGAAGTAATGAATACGAAAGTAGAGAGGAAGCTATTCAAGGAGCTAAGGAAGAACTTAAGAGGTTTGGAGAAGTTAAACGATGGGTTTATATTGGAAAAAAAGAAGAAGCTTATATTCCTTGCTTGGATGCAGAAAACATACTAGATTATGTTCAAGATAGAATTAATGATGAGTTTGGAGAATTTGGAGAGAGCTGGTCAAGTTATATAAAAGATGAAGATGAAAAAATACTTGATGATAGATTAAATGAAGTATTTGAAAATTGGATAAATGAATTTGGTTATAAGCCAGACTGGTGCATGGTTGTAGATGTGGAAGAAGTAGAACTAAATGAAGGCAAGAGTGAAGGTAGCAAGGTCGATAATAATTAGAAGGAGATATATTGTATGGGGGAAAAAGTTATAATAGATAGTAAAGAGAGTAACATTAATTTAATAATTGAAAGAGCAGCAAAGGCAGCAGCAGAAAAAGCTATACAAATATACAAAGTAAAATTAAATGAAGAAGCTACAGAGCTATACAACAGAAAAATAAGAAATACTAAATTATTGTTAAAACATTATAGAGAGTTTAAAAAACATATTGATAATTCTGTTTTTAAAGTTTCGTGTAAAAGTGGAAATGCTATTGAGGTATTGACTACACTTGCAGATAGATATGTAAGTGAAGATTTATTTGTAGAAAGCATTAGCAAAAGTGTATCTAGGACTAATGTTATAATTGCACATATAGATATAATGTTAAAGATATATAAAGAGTATTGTAATAACTCTAATGATATAGAACAAAGAAGATATAGAATAATAGAAGAAAGATTCATAAAAGAAGTGAAACATAAGAAAGATAGATGTAGTATAAACAAGATAGCTAAAAGAGAAAATATAGACACTAGGACTGTGTATAAAGATATAGACCAAGCATGTGAAAGGTTAGCAGCTTTGATATTTGGTGTGGATGGAATAAAAAAGTACTGAAAAGGTATATGTGAATGGGCATGTTTTTGTATATAGATAGGTTTAAATAAAATACATATACATATATCATAATACAAGTAGTTGCAAATGGTTAAGCGTATAATAAAAGGAGTGCTAATTTATAAAGATATAAAGAATAAAAGGGCAATAAGTGTTCATATACAAAACAATTTCAAAATGGTAATATATAAAGTGTAAGATTAGATTTGTTGTGAACCAGAAAAAAATATATTATACAAAAGGATTATCTCTTTAAGTAATTGAGATAGTCCTTTTTATTTTTAAGAGGTGAAAGTATATGGATAATAGTAGAGAATTAAAAATTAAAATGAGAGATACATTCAAAGACTTAGTAAAATTATTTGATAAAAGCATGAAGCTGGAAGATGAAATTGAAAGCTTAACGGAAAAAGATGTTAAGAAACAAAAAAGGTTAGTAAAAAAATATGGAAAAGTAATCGAAACTATTGGAGAAAAACTAGACTATTTATCAACTTTAGAATAGGAGTAATTAAATGAGAAGAATAGTGTGTGATAAGTGTAATAATAAATTTAAAGTAGCTTATAAAGATGTAAGAACAGAAACTATTGGAGATATAAAAATAAAATATTTTATATGCAGAAAGTGCAAAGAAAAATATATTATATATTATGAAGATGAAACATTAAGAGAACTGAAAGAATTATACAAAGAACTTATTTATGAAGAACAAGGTAGATTTACAGATAGAACAACGAAGTCTGAAAGAGAAAAAGTTTTTGCTGAAATGATTGCATATGTAAATACATTAAAAGAAGTATGTAATAAATATCTTAATAAAACAGAATATGAAATGAAAGATATAGAGAAGCACATGGAAGAACTATTAAGAGAAGAACCGAGTGGAGTATATGAAGCTTAAAAAAATATGTAAATGTGGTAAGACAATAGATTATAGTGAAAAGGCATGTAGTGAATGTGTTAAAAAATATGTTAAAAGTAGGAAACAGAGCAATAAAGTATATAATTCTAAGAATAGAAATAAAGAAAGAGATAAATTTTATAACGGAAAAGAATGGAGGGAAACTAGAGAATATATATTAGAAAAAAATGTATATTTGGATTTATGGGATTATTATATTAATAAAAAAATAACTACAGCAAATACGGTACATCATATAATTGAGTTGTCAGAAGATGAAGAACTTGCATTAGAAGAAAATAATCTCATAACTTTATCATCTAAAACACATAAAAAAATACATACATTATATGAGAAAGATGGTATAACAAAGAAAGAAACCCAAGCAAAATTAAAAGAAATATTAAGGCTTCATAAAATATATACTGAATAAAGACTACCCCCCTACTTATGAAAAAAAGAAAAGGGGATTGGGACAGCGAGCAGGGGTATATATATACGGAGATTTTCCCTTTATAAGATTTTTTTGTAAAAAAATATGCAAGATATCTTGCAAGAAAGTAAACTATTTTTTTAAAATAGCTGATAGCTATTATTTTTTTGTACAAATTTAAAAAGGATTGGAGGTGTAAAAAATGGGGAGAAAAAAACAAATGACATCTACAACTAAAAAACATTTAACTAAAAAAGAAAAACAGACTCGGCAAAATGTAGAAAAACAAATAAAACTTGACAGGGATGATTTAGTAACAGTTCCAGAAATTTTAAATAGTGATATTTTAGCATATAAAGAATTTTTAAGAGTAGTAGAGGAAGCTGGCAAAATTGACTTGTGGGATAATTTAGACTTAGCAATAATTTTAATGTACAGTGATGCATATAGCAATTATATAAAATTAAAAGAATATATAGAAAAAACAGGTCATGTTATATCTGGAAAAGATACTGACAAAATAAGTCCTTATGTAACTGCAAAATTTAAATATGCTGAATTGATACTAAAATGTTCTGCTAAGCTAGGTTTAGCAACTACAGATAGATTAAAACTAGTTGTTCCAGAAAATGAAAATTCAAAGGAAAATAAATTTGCTAAATTTATAAAAGTAGGAACATAATGGCTAAAAGAAAAAAAGATAGAGTAACAGAATACGCCAGAAAAGTAGTTGCTAAAAAAATAATAGCTGGTGAAAGTGTTATTCTAGCATGTAAAAGACATTTAAATGATTTAAAAAGAAGTAAAACAAAAGAATTTAAATACAAATGGGATGTTGAAGCATCTGAGGAAGCACTTGACCTTTATAATGAGCTTACTATTCTGGAAGGTGACGAAGTACAAACTTTAAAAACTAGAGGATTTCAAGAATTTATTTTAGGAAGTTTAGAGGGCTGGGTTGAAAAAAAGACTGGTTATGTGAGATTTAGAGAAGCATATATCCAATTAGCACGTCAAAATGGAAAGTCTTTTTTATCTGGAGCTAAAAGTATAAAAACAAGTAATTTCTCAACATATAAAAAAGGAAAAATTATATGTGCAGCAACTAAAATGGAACAAGCTAAAATAGTATGGGAAGAAGTAGAAAAGTTTATATTAGCAGATGAAGATTTAAATGAAATGTATAAAATAAAACGTTCTGATTATGAGATAACAGCAGGTGCAACAGGAACGATAATAAAACCAATCGGACGTGATACAAAAAGCTTAGATGGATTCCGTTCTATATTGGCGATACCGGATGAACTTCACGCACATAGAACCAATCAAGTTTATAAACTTTTGCAGGGTGGACAGAGGAAAGTTAATAATGCTTTAATATTAGCAATAACTACAGCAGGATTTGATTTAAATAGTTTTTGCTATGAACATTATACTTTTTGTAAAAAAATACTAGCTGGAGCTATAACTAAAGAAAGTTTATTCATATATATTGCTGAAATGGATGAAGAAGATGATATTTGGGATTATCATAATTGGGTAAAATCTAATCCATTACTACTTTTAAATGAAGATAACACTATAAATATGCATGAAGTCGCTAAAATGAGTGAAGTTGCATTAGAAGCTAAAGAAAAAGGTGGAAGCGATTTAATGGACTTCATGACGAAGTGGTTAAATATTTGGGTAAGCTACAAAGATGGAAGATATCTTGATGCCAAATGGCTTGAAATATGTGCATGTGACTTAACCCTTGAGGATATGAGAGGTAAAGAATGTTATTTAGGTATAGATTTGTCGAGTGGTGGAGATTTAACTTCTATAGCATTAATATTCCCTCTCGAAGATGAAAAAGTTTATATTTATAGTCATTCCTTTATGCCAGAATTAAGGATTATTGAACATGAACAAACAGATGATGCACCATATAGAATGTGGGTTAATGAAGGACTTTTAACATTAACTACAGGAGCTTTTGCTATTAAAACAGATTATAAATTTATAATAAAACATTTAGAAGATATATTAACAGAATATGAAATAAATGTAATAAAATGTGCTTATGATAATCACAATGCAAGTGCTTTTATATCAGATTTAGACTTTTTAGGTTGCGATTTGATAGATGTACCACAAAGTGCAAGGTCTTTAAATGATGCAACTGTAGATTTTAAATTATCAATGAAGGCTGGTCAAGTTTTGTACAATAGGAAAAATAAATTGTTTAAATGGAGTGCTATAAATGCAACTATAACTAAGAATAGTTTTGGAGAAATAAAAGTTGATAAGTTAGAACAAGAAAATAGAATAGACCCGATAGATTCAATTCTTGATGGTTGGAAGATTTATTTTGAAGATGTAAAACAAAATGGAGATATTGCATATGTACCAGATTAATTAAAAAAGGAGAATAAGAAAAAAGTGGGAATAATGAACTGGCTAAGAAATCTTAGTTTTGGAACACCAAGTATAAGAGTAAGTCAAAGAAATAAGAGCAGTCCATTTTCATTTTGTAATGATACTTTAGCGAGCAATGAAACTATCTTTGCAGCAATTACAATGTTAGCTAATTCGATTGCTAGTGTTCCGATTAGCCTTAGAAATGGTTATGAAAAAGTTAAACCAAGCGAACATTATATTGCTACTATGCTTAGAGATGGATTTAACAAAAATGATACCATGTTTGAATTTATAAGATTGATGGAAGTAATAAGAAATACAAAAGGCAGTGCTTATGCAATCAAAGAATATGATTATTACGATAATATAAGGGATGTATGGGTGTTAGATTCTGATTTTGTAACACCTGTTATCGATACAGACACAAAAGAAATGTGGTATAGAATATCAACAAAAGATGGAGATAGTTATTTTCACAATAGTCATATAATCACTGTTAATCATATAAAAGAAGGTTCAGAACGTGGGATAAGTCCAATTAGTGTGCTAAAAAACACATTGAATTATGATAGAGAAGTAAAAGAGTTAAGTCTAGCACAACTTTCTAATAATATAGATGCTAAATACGCTTTTAAAATTTCTGGTAATTTAAGTAAAGAAAAAATAACTGAATATCATGAAATGATAAAAAGTTATATGGATAAAGGAGTTATATATTTAGATAATGGGAAATCACTTGAAGAGTTAAAAAATAAATCTTTTATTGACCCTAAAATTTTTGAAGTTGAAGAAATAACTGTAAGTAGAGTAGCAAGAGTTTTCACTATGCCAGCACATAAATTGTATGCTGGGAAACAATCATATTCAAGTTCTGAACAGGCAGACTTAGAGTACTTAGTTGATACAATATTGCCAATTGTACGAATGTATGAACAAGAATTTAATAAAAAATGCTTAACTACTCTCGATAGAAATAAATATGAAATTAAATTTAATTTAAGTGGATTTGCTAGAGCAGATATGAAAACTCGTGGTGAATTTTATCAAAAAATGCTTAGGTGTGGAGGGTTAACGCCTAACGAAATACGAGAACTAGAAGATAGACCTCCAAAACAAGATGGTGATGATTTAATGGTAAGCAGGGATTTAATAAAAATTAAAGATTTACATTTGCTATTGTCTAATAAAAATAACTTGAAGGGGGGGTGATTAAATGAAAAATAAAATACTGGAATTAAAAAATAAAGATTCAAAATCTAATGATTTAAAGAATGTTGGAAGTATAGAAATAAAAAATCAAGATGAAAATAGTGCAGAACTATTTTTTTATGGTGATATTGTTTCTGAAAGCTGGCTAAGTGAATGGTATGAAGATGATAAATGTCCTAGCGATATTAGTAAGTTTTTAGAAGAATTAGAAGGAGTAAAAAATATAAATGTGCATGTAAATTCCGGTGGTGGGTCTGCGTTCGCTGGACTTGCTATATACAATCAATTAAAAAGGTATAATGCAAATATAACAACTTTTATTGATGGATTAGCAGCGAGTATAGCAAGTGTTATTGCTATGGCTGGGAATCGTATTGTTATGCCAGAAAATGCCTTGCTTATGATACATAAACCTTTGAGTTGGTGTGGAGGTAATGCAGATGATTTTAAAAAAGAAATTGAGATACTAGACACATGTCAAAAATCGATTTTAAATGTATATATGACAAAAGCAAAACCAAATATTGAAGAAGAAGAAATAAATGATTTAATAAATAATGAAACTTGGCTAACTGGAAAAGAAGCAGCTAAATATTTTGAAATAGAGTTAGAAGGAACTGTAAATATAGCAGCATGTTCTTCTGACTTTTTTAGTAAGTATAAAAATATACCAAGTCAAATAAATGAGATTAATAATAGTTCAACATTACCAGTCATGAGTAAAGAAACTAAATTATTAATAGAAAGAATAAAAAATAAAACAAAATAGGAGTGATTTTATAATGGAAATGAATAGATTCAAATTACAACAAATGGAAGAAGGAGTGAAAGCCCAATTAAAAACTGAAAGTGACAAATTAACAAATATGTATGTGGATGTAAAAACAACAGCACAAGAAAGAAAAGAACAAGAAACTACAGTAAGAGATTTGGAAGAAAGATTTGAAGGTATAAAAAATAAAATAAAAGAAATGGATGAAAAAGAAGCTCAAAAAATTGCTGCTCAAAATAAAAATAAAAATCTTGGCAACAGCGAAAAAGACAAGAAAATAAAAGCAAAAGCTGAATTAATAAGAAATGTAATGGCAGGGAAAGAAGTAACAAAAGATATAAAAAATGTACTTGGGGATGGTGATGCTCTTGGAGGCGGTAATAAAATACTACCTACTACAATGACAAATGAATTGTTATATGAACCAATGTCAAAAAATCCGTTGCGAGGGATTTCAACAATGACAAATATAACTAATTTAGAAATACCCAAAATTATATTTTCTTTAGATGATGATGATTTCTTAGATTCAGATTCAGCATCAGCAAAAGAATTAAAAGCAAATGGAGCCAATGTATCTTTTGATAGAAATAAATTTAAAGTTTTTTGTGATATAACAGAAACGGTTTTAAAAGGTACAGAAACAAATTTAGTACAAGTTGTAGATGCAGGTTTGCAAAGTGGTTTAGCTAAAAAAGAAAAAAAGGTAGCATTTGAAACAAATAATCCAACGGAAATGTCTTTTTATAAAAAATCAACAGAAAGTGGAAATCCGTTTCTAATAAAAACAATAGAAGGAGATACATTGTTTGAAGCAATAATAAATTGTCTTGCAGATTTAGAAGACGATTATTCAGAAAATGCTAGTATTGTTATGAGAAAAGTTGATTATTTTAAAATAATAAAGACTTTAGCCAATGGAAATGCAAGTTTATACACAGCTCAACCAGAGCAAGTGTTAGGAGCGCCAGTGGTTTATTGTGATTTAGCTACAATACCGGTTGTAGGGGATTTTAGATATTCACATTTTAATTATGATTTAGATATGTACTATGATAGAGATAAAAATGTTAAAACTGGTATAGAAAGCTTTGTTCTAACTGCATATTTAGACCATAAAATTAAAATGAAATCTGCTTTTAGATTAGCAACAGTAAAAAGTAATACACCCTAAACCAGACCTTCTACAAGAAGAAGGTCAACCAGAAGCTACTAAAATGTTAAAAACTAAAAATACTAAAAACAGAAAAGCAGGTGAATAATTTGGAAGAAAGTGAAATATTAGATTCTATAAAATTATACTGCAGGCTAGATGATTGTCCAGAAGAAGAAATAAAAGAATTAAAAGAAGCTTGCGAGGAATATTTAAAAAATGCAGGGATTGAAAAAGATTATGAAAATAAGTTGTATTTTTTAGCTATAAAGAAGCTTATTTTACATTTTTATGATAACAAAGGTATTGTAGGCAAAAATACAGAAATACTATATGGAATAACTCCTGTAATAAACCAACTGCAATTAGGAGGGTCAACAGGGAAAAATGTTAGACTATAGAATAATCATAGAAAAGCTTTCTGATAATGATACAGATGAAAGAGGATTTCCACTTGATGATTGGCGAGAATATTACACTTGTTGGTCAAATTTTAAAAATGTAAGTGGCAAAGAATATATATCTGCAAAAGCTACATCTAGTGAAAATATAGTAACTTTTACTATTAGATATTCAGAAAAAGTAAAATTGATAATAGAAGATGCAGAAAGTACTAAAATATATAGAATTAGATATAGAAATAAAATCTATGACATAATTTATATTTCTGATTTTGAAAATAAACATAGATTTGTTGATTTTAAATGTAAACTTATATCTTAGTAGGATGTGAATGGAATGAGTATGGAATGGAACGGTTTTTCAACATTACAACAGAAATTGGAAAACTTAGAGAAAAAGGTAAGTAATGAAGTAGTTGATAAAGCATTAGACGAAGGTTCTAAAATACTTCTAAATGGTCAAAAAGAGACTGTACCTGTTTTAACAGGAAATTTATTACAATCGTTAGGTGTTTTTGATAAAAAAGGTTCTGGAGCTAATAAAAAAGTAGACATAGGAATAGCACATAATAAAGATAGGTCAGCTACATATGGATATTATCAAAATTATGGTACTGAAAAGATGGGAGGAAATGGATGGATACAAAAAGCTTGGGAAGCGAAAATAGGAGAGGCTAGTTCAAAAATAAAAGAAGTACTAAAAGAATCATTAAAAACTAATGGAGTATGAAAATGATAAATGAATTGATTTGTAAAATAATGAAAGGTCTAAATATAGATTGCTATTATTTGGAAGCTAATTGCAATAAAGATAAATATGTTATTTTTACTATTTACAATGAAAATAGACTTGACCAGAATTTGTATGATGATGATTATATAGCTACTACATATAATATACAATTATCTCTTTGGTACAAAAATCCTAGTGATATTAATTTATATGAAGATATAAAAAATAAAATGAAAGAAAATGGTTTTTATCTTAAATCAGTAGTAGATAGAAAAGAAGGAGAGTTTTATGGTAAAACATTCGACTTCTTATATGAAAAAGATGAATAATAATAAAATTGTTGAGGTGTCCAAATTGGACACATTTTTTATGCAAAAATAAAAAAAGGAAGAAGGTAATAGAATATGCCAAAAGCAGAAAAAAATTATAAAAGTAAAATAATATCTGGTCTTAAAAACATACATGTCGCAAAAGTAAATGACGATGGAACTTTTGCTGTTCCAGTACCCATACTAGGTGGAAAAAAAGTTGAATCATCATATGAAGTAAGTGAAGATATAACTTATGCAGATGATATGGCAGTTGATAACGATATGACTGTTTCAAATGGTTCTGGGAAAATGACAGTTTTGGGATTATTAATGGATGAAAAAGCACTAATTTATGGTGGAGATAATATGTCTGGAGGTTGGGGGCTGTCTACTAATATGCAAGTGCCTAATCTAGCGATTTTATTTGAACAGCAAAAAAGAGATGGTGGGAAAATATTAAGTGTAATATATAATGCACAATTTAAACCAGCTGGAATCAATGCAACTACAGTAGAAGAAAAAAAAGAAAAAGAAACTGTTGAGTTAGAATTTACTTCATTGCCAGCTGTAACAAGTGTTGATGATAAAAACTATTTTTATTACACAGTAGACACAAAAGATAAAAATGTAAGTCAAGAAATGATTGAAAATTGGTATAAAACAGTTCAAGTTCCAAAAAAAACAGTAGAGAGCACTCCAAATATTCCAGAGTCGTAAAAAAATAATATAGAGGGCTTATTAAGCCCTCTATATTTAATTAAAGGTGAAAAAATGAGTTATAAAGAAAAAATTATACATGGCTTTGATAATATACATTTATGCAAAATAGACGAAAATTCTGTTCCTGTAAAAATATTAGGTGGCATATCTGTAAGCATAGAATTAAAACAGCCTTATAAAATTATGAAATGTGGTGGAAATGAAAATATAATTTTTTACGGAAAAGTAAGTGGAACAGGAAAACTAAATTTATTAGGATTAACAGCAGATGAAGAAGAATTGATATGGAATTTTAAAAGATATAAAAATGGAATAGTTGTTGAAGATAGTATAAAACCAAACAATTTAAGATTACTATTTACAAGAAAAAGACGTGATGGAGCAATAATTTATTACTGTATATATAATGTTATTTTTGATATAGATGGTATTTTAGCTGAAACAGATGCAGCGAAAAGAAGTAGTAGTAAAAGAGAGTTAAGTTTTAATGTATTTGCTGATAAAAAAATAAAACTAACATTCTTTTCTATGGATACAAAAAGTGGTGAAAAAGAAATATTAGATAAGTGGTTCAAAAAAATACAAATTCCAGAAGGGTAAAATTATGATAGATGATAAGATAACAATTAAGTTAAATGAAGAAAGTGTTGTGTATGATGCTAGGCTGGATATGGGAGCAATAGCAGAAACGCAACATTTTTTTAAGTTAAGAAATGATTTTATGACAGTACCAGAAATTTTGAAATGGGTTGGCAAAGGCGACTTTATGGTAGTAAATGAATTAATTATACAGTCAATATTAAGATGCCACAAGCAATTGAATAGAGACGATATAATAACAAATTTAAAGTTTAGAGAAATGCCAAAGATACATGAATATTTAAACTCGTTACTTGAAAAAGCTATGCCAGCAAAAGAAAATGACAGTGAAGATGAAATTGAAAATATAGAAGAAAAACAAGACGATTGAGATTTTGAATACTTAGAATATTTATGGACTACAGTATTAAAAAGACCAGCTGGAAATTTTTTGAAAACTACACCAAAAAAACTTTTTGCACAAATTGATGCACATGGAAAATTTAAAGGTGTAGATAAAGAAAAAAAGAATGTTGAGATTGTTAATTCTACAGAATTTATGTAAAAAAGGTGGTGGTTAAATGTCAGAGGAGATAGAGAAGCTATCGGTCACGTTAGCATTAGAAGCAAATAACTTTACTAAACAAATCAGTGCAATAAATAAAGAAATAGGTAATTTAGATAGAGAATTTAAAACAGCAGCACAAGGTAATAAACAATTTGAAAATAGTTTTACTGGTCTTGGTGCTAAGATGCAAAAGCTTACAAAACAGATTGATTTGTATAATAAAAAGTTAGAGAGTCAAAAGAATCAATATAAAAGTTTGCAATCTACTTTAACCACGCAAAAAGCTAAATTAGATAGTTTAGAAAGTACTCTAGGTAAAAATTCTAATGAATGGAAAAAACAAGCTCAACTTGTACAAAAAAATGCTGAAAAGTTAAGTAGATTAGGAAGTAATATAAATCAAACTAAAAGTACAATTAGTAGACTTAGAACAGAATTAACACAAACAGGTCAAAAATTTCAAGAACTTGGAAATAAAACATTAACTATTGACCAAAAACTAAATAGATTGAATAGTCAAGCGAGATTAACAGAATCAGAGTTTAATCGACTTGGAGCAGAACTTGCACAAAGTGGGTCGTATTTCCAAAGGCTTGGGAATGAAATGAATCAGCTAGGAAGTAAAATTCAGTCAAATAAAGCTAGATTAGCGATATATCAAGCTGAATTTAATAAATTAAATAATGAGTTAAATCAAAATAAACAAAAACATGCACAACTTGGTGCTGAGATTAGGAAAACAGAAAGTATTTTAAGTCAAGTAGCAGCATACTATGGAAAAAACTCACATGAAGCACAACAACTTACACAAAAATTATACAGGTTAAAAGATGCTTATAATAAACAAGAAATAGAAATAAAACAAGCAGAAACTGCTTTGAATGGTTATCAAGCTGAAATTAATCAAACTAGTGCAAATATAACAAGATTATCGGCACAACTTAGACAAATGCCTTTTACGACATTAAGTCGTTCACTACTAACAGCAGGTCAGAACCTAAAAAGTATTGGCATGAGTTTAGGTATGTATGTATCTATGCCACTCGGGATGTTAGGTGTAGCAGCAACGAAAGCAGGGGTCAACTTTGATACAAGTATGTCTAAGTTACAAGCAACAGCAGGAATTGCAGACAAAAGTAGTGTATCATTTCAAAAATTACAAGAAAAAGCCCAAGATTTAGGTGCAAGAACTTCATTTTCAGCAGCACAAGCAGCAGATGGACTTACATATCTAGCACTTGCAGGTTGGGATGTAGAGACATCTTTATCAAGAATAGAACCAGTATTGAGAGCTGCCGAGGCGGGTAATATGGACTTAGCCTTGTGTTCTGATTTGGTTACAGACAGTATGTCATCAGCAGGGATTGCAAGTCAAGATTTTACTAAATACTTAGATATAACAGCTCAAGCACAAAGAAAGTCTAATACCAGTATGCAACAAATGTTAGAAGCATATGTAACAGCAGGTGGAATGTTTAAAAACTTAAATATGCCACTCGAACAATCTGCTGCACTCATTGGAATATTAGCTAATAGAGGAACGAAGGCAAGTGAAGCAGGAAATGCTCTTATATCTGTATTTTCTAATATAATAGGGGAAAATGGACGTGCTGGGAAAGCACTAGATGCACTAGGTATTTCTCTATATAATTCTAATGGAAAACAAAAAGATACAATAGCAGTTTTAAAAGAAATGAGTAGTGCGCTAGGTGTAACCTCTGATTCTACAACAAAGTTGACAGAAGAAGAGCGAGCAAGGTTTGCCACAATGATTGGTGGGAAGACACAGTATGACACGTTAATGAAATTGTTAGCAGGTGTAAATGATGAATATGATGAGTTAGAAGAATCTTTGAAAAATTCTAAAGGTGCATTAATGGAAGTTGCTACAACTATGAAAGATAATTTAGGTGGAGCAATTACAAATATGAAATCAGCTTTAGAAGGTGCTGGAATAAAAGCATTCAAAGCAATGGAGCCAGTTTTAGCAAGTCTTATACAAAAAATTACTGAGTTAGCTAATTGGTTTACTAATCTAAGTGAATCATCACAACAAAATATAGTTAAAATGGCAGCAATAGCCGTAGCACTTGCACCTGTTTTAATGATTTTTGGTCAACTTATAATTGTTAGTAGTCATTTAACTAATTTGATGGGGAACATTAAGAAAGCTACAAGAATATTAGGAGCTAGTGGTTTTGGAGGATTAGCAGCAAAGGTCGGTGCTTTAATACCTAAACTATTTTCTTTGCAAGGTGCTTTTGCACTACTAGCAGCTGGTGGGATTGTATTAGCTACAAAAGCTTTGCATGACTATAGTGTTGCAGATGGTAAAGCGTATGAACAAAGAAAAAAGAATATTGAATCATTAGAGAGAGAAAAGAAAGGCTATGAAGAGTCACGACAAAAAATCGGTTATATAGCTCAAGAATATGACAAACTAAAAGGTAAGTCTAAATTAAGTTCGGAAGAAGCTGAAAGACTAAAAACATTAACTAAAGAAATAGCCGAAATAATGCCAGAACTAGTTTCTGGATATGATGAAGAAGGCAATCCAATTTTAAAAATGAAAGGTTCAGCTACAGAATTATGTTCTGAACTAGATAGAGCAATAGAAAAAAAAGAACGTCTTATAAATTTTGATAAAATGGACAATGCTGAAATTGCTGTTGATAAGCAGTCTGGTAAAAGAGGAAAGGATGGCAACAAGCTTACAGGAAAGGCAGCAGATTCATACCAAACAGACAGTGAAAAAATTAAAACCATACAAAAAAAATACAATGATGATATTGCTAAGTTGGAAAAAGATGGTGTAATTCTACGTGGTAAAATAAGAAATTCAGAAGGCAAAGACAGAGAAAAGTATATACAGAAATATAATGAACATTTAAGAAAAAGGGAAAAATTAACACAAGATGCACAAAAAGAAAATGAAAGAAGTTTAGAAGAAGCTAAGAAAGTAGCTCAAGAAGTTGAAGAAGGTGTATTTGCTACAGTAAAGTCTAGTAGTAGTTTTAAATCTAGTAAAAACAATGATGCTAAAAAACAGTTTGATGAATTGAAAGGATTTTTAGATTTTAGTGAGATAAAGACTAAAGAACAATTATCTAATGCAGAAAATGCTATGAATAAATTGTTTAAGTCAGCATCAGCTGGGAAAATAAATTTATCTGATGTTAAAAAAGAAATTGAAGGGGCTAATGATGCGCTTGCTAAAGATGGGAATTTAAATTCTTATAATAAAAAAATGCAAAATTTGGCTAAAACTATTGCTGATAAAACAGGAACACAATCTAGTGATTGGATAAGTTTATTAACAACTTTAGATAAAGAATTTTTAAAAACTAGTGATTCAACAGATGTTTTTCTCAAAAAATTCAATAGAACAAGACAACAATTAGAATCTGGTGATAGTTTAGCTGTTGCAGTACAACAACAATATGAAGCGTTAAATGCTGCTCTTGAAGGTTTACAGATAACAGGAAAAGAAGAAGTAGACATACAGACTGTTATTGATTTTACTAATGACCAGAACATACCAGAAGATGTTAGAAATTTTGTAAATAGTCTAATAAAAAAAGATAAAAATGGAAATATAACTAATTCAGAAGAAGTCATAAAATTTACAGCAGATTTATTATTTGAACTACAACAAGAAAATCCTAACTTTAATAATTTACAAGCAGAAGCTGATAAATTATTTGGAAAAAATAAAGTAAAAGTAACAAAGGATTTAGAGATTACAGAAGGTGAAATTGATACATCTAATGTAAAAACGGATGATGTCGAACAAAAAATAAAAGATAAATTTGCACAAGATAAAGTATCAGCTAAAATTAATGTTGCAATAGAGAATGGAGACATAAATTCTGATAAAATTAAGTTAGTTGAAGAAATATTTGACAAAATACCAACAGAATACAAAACTAAATTTATATTAGATAATACAGAAGCAATTAATAAAGCAAAAAATTATGATGATATAATTAAATATTTAAAAGATAATCCAGAAATTGCACAAAAATATAATATCAAGGTAGAAGGATTAGAGAAAACCAAAGAAATTAATGAAGAAACTAATAAAATTAATAAAAAGAAAGCTGAACCAGAAGTAAAAGTAAAAAATGCAGATGAAAGCAAAAAAGAACTAGAAGATGTAGGAAAAGAAGCTGATAAGGTTGACAAGAAAAAACCAGAACCAGAAGTAAAAGTAAAAAATGCAGATGAAAGCAAAAAAGAACTAGAAGATGTAGGAAAAGAAGCTGATAAGGTTGACAAGAAAAAACCAGAACCAGAAGTAAAAGTAAAAAATGCAGATGAAAGCAAAAAAGAACTAGAAGATGTAGGAAAAGAAGCTGATAAGGTTGACAAGAAAAAACCAGAACCAGAAGTAAAAGTAAAAAATGCAGATGAAAGCAAAAAAGAACTAGAAGATGTAGGAAAAGAAGCTGATAAGGTTGACAAGAAAAAACCAGAACCAGAAGTAAAAGTAAAAAATGCAGATGAAAGCAAAAAAGAACTAGAAGATGTAGGAAAAGAAACTGATAAAATTGATAAAAAGAAAGCTGAACCAGAAATAACTACAAAAGGAGTTGAAGGAACAGCTGAACAACTGAATCAGTTAGCAAATAAAGCAAAGGAAATAGAAAAAGGTGAATATGAGATAAGTATAACAGCTAAAACAGCACAAGCAGCTAAAAATGTATCTGGATTAATAACAAAGATAAATCAATTTAGTAAAGTAAAAGTAAAACAATTAGTATTTAAAACAGAAACAGCGCAAGCAGCTAAAAATGTAACTGGTTTAGATAAAAAAGTAGCTAATTACAAAAAAAAATATGGTGGAAAAACTATAACAACAACATTTAAAGCAGAAACAGCACAGGCAGCTAGAAATATTTCTGGATTAATGCGCAAGATAGATTCGTATAAGGCTAATTATGCAAGGTCATTTACGACATCAATGACGGCAAATGTACAAGTTAATAAGAATGTTACAACAACAGAAAAAACAGAAAAAAATGAAACTGGAAAACCTGCATCATTACCAATAGAAAAGGCGATACCTGCACCTGCATTATTAAATGATTCACCAACACCAACTACAAGAGAAAATATAATCCCTAGAGCTAGGGGTTTTACTAGTTCAACGCCAATTGCAGTAACTGGAAAAGATATAGCAGATGCATTGAAATATGATGTTAATTTATTACAAGAATTAGAGAATAGACTGCAAAAAATAAATAATGAATTAACTAGACTAGATAAGTTATCAGAAAATGCAACTGATGCAGATAAAATAAAATATCTACAAAAACAAAATGAATTGTACAAAGAGCAGGCAGAAGTACAAAAAGATTTAGAAGATAAATTAATAAGACAAAAGAATTATTATGAATCTGCACTTAAAGAAAAAGGACTTAAATTTAATAAAGACGGAAATTCAATAAACTATGAAGAGGAAATATTAAAGAAAAAGAAAATAGTTGCAGACTTAGAAGAGAAGGCTGAAAAAGCTAAGGATAAGAACAAAGATTCGTTACAAAAGAAAGCTGAAAAAGAAAAAAATAGTCTTGAAGAAATTCAGAAACTGTATGATGAATATATAAAAGTTACTTTAACTAGCTTACCAGAATGTGTAGAACAGTGGAATGAACTTAATCAAAAAATAAAAGAAAATGAACAAAGTATAAAAAATATAAAAAGAGAACAAGAAAAATTATTCATTGAATCAACATGGACATCTATGTATAAAGATGTTCAGCAAGTGAAAAATGAATTAGATATGTTAGATGTAAAATTGAAAAATGCATCTACAGAAGAAAAAGAAGAAATAATTAAGAAAAAAATAGAGTTACAAAAAAAATATAATAAAGAGCTAACTGAAACAACTGAATACATGAAACAAGTTCAAAATCAACTTAAAGGTAAATTGCAAAAATTAGGTTTTGAATTTAGGGATAACGGAGATATTTCTAATTATATACAACAGATACAAAAGCTAAAAGAAGAAAACAAAGATTTTGAAGAAGCTGAAGAACTCGCAAAAGGGTATTTGGATTTATTATTAGAAAAAATACCCTCTGCACAACGAGAACTTGAGGGAATAACTGGAGCAATAGCAGACTTAAAAGAAGAGCAAAAAAAACTATATGAAGAACAATTAAATACTATTACAGATGTAGAAAAAGAAATAACAGATATATATAAAAAGCAAGTTGAAGAAAGAAAAAAATTAATTGATGAAGAATTAAAGAAAAGAACGGATGCTCTTAACAAAGAAAAAAAGGCTTATAATGATGCAAGAGAAGAAATGAATTATAAGAATGATGAAAAAGAGCAAAAAGATGCTATTGCTGAAATAGAAAAAGAGTTAGAAATAGCTAGAAAAAATACAAGTCTGTTTGGTCAAAAAAGAGTACAAGACTTAGAAAAAAAATTGAAAGAAGAGCAGAAAAAACTAGAAAAATTAGTACAAGATAATCTTGATAAGCAAGTAAATAATATGTTTGACAAAGAAAGCGAAAGATTGGAAAATGAAGCAGAAGAAACTGTTAAAAATCTTGAAGAAAAGTTTTCTGATACAAAGCTTGCAGAAATAGTAAAAGAAGTATTGAATAGTGGAATTTTTACAGATATAGACGGCAATGTAAAAAATTTACAGGATACTATGATTGAATTTATAAACAAATACCAAGATGGTTTAACTATTGCAGGTGATAAAATAAAAACTGAATGGCTAGACAAGTTGGATGAAGCTCTCGATAAAATGGAAGATTTAGCAGAAATAAATGAAAAATTAGGAGTAAAAGAATTTAATACAAATTTAAAATCTTTAGACTATAATTCACAAAGATATAGTCAACCAACTAGTCGTATGTTAAACAATAATACTACTAATAATAACCAGTTTATTTTTAATCCTAGAAAGCCACTAGTTGTAGTAGAAAATGCTACAAAAGATTCTATACCAGACCTGCAAAGAATTATTGATAAGTCTATAAAAGAAGCAATAAATGATTTTGCAAAAGAAATTGTTAAATAAAAGGAGATAAAAATTGTTTATTTCAAAAAAATTTATTTTAAATAAAAGAACTAGCGACTCAATGGGTGTAATTTTAATTACAGAATCAAATAATGATATATTCAATGAATATGGATTTATGTACTCTGAAACAATAGAAAAAGTAAAAAATTATAATGATAATCCAACTTTTTTCAAAGGAGAAAAAGATACTAGTGAAATAGTATTAAAAATATGTTTAGTAGATAGGAATTATGTTCCGAAAAAATGGTCTGATTATGATATAGAAGAAATTTGTACATGGATTAAAACAGATGATTTTGTAGAATTTATCAGCGAAGATAATGTTGAACTAATTTATTATGTAAAAGCAACTAAAATATCTAAAAAGTTCACAGATAATTTAGAAGGTTATCTTGAAGTTACATTTCAACCATTTACAAATTTTGCTTATAAATCAGATGTTAAAACAATTACAATAAAAGAAAATATTGAAAGAAAAATAATTATAAATAATAAAAGTAATGTAGAAGAGAATTATATGCCTGTGATTGAATTAACTAATTTAGGTGATGAATCTACTGTAAATATAATAAAAAATATTAGTATAGAAAATGAACAATTTGAGATTACTGGAATAGAAAAAAATGAGAAAGTTATAGTAGATAATTTATATTGTACAGTAATTGATTCTAAAGGTAAAAATAGGTTTGAAAAATGCAATAGACACTGGTTGAGATTAAAAAAAGGAGAAAATGAATTAAAAATTGAGGGTAATTGTAAGCTTACAATAAAGTCAAAATATCCTATTTTGACTTAATGAGGTGATACTTATTTTAAGAGAGAAAATTAATTTAAAAGAAATCAAAAAAGATTATAATATAACACTACATAAAGTTAATAAAAGTATAATTGGACAAATACCAAGATATTGTTTAAATTCTCTGACTAGGAAAATTGATGGTATTGACGAGCTAGAATTTACAATACCAAAATATGTTTTTGATAGAGATACATTGAAAAGAACAATAAATATTATGTATGATATGACTAAAAACGAAAGATTTATATGTATTAATAATAAAGAATATTTCGTTATAAAAGAAATAAAAGAAGATAACTATAGAAGTAAAGTGGTCAAAGCATATTCAAGAGAAATTAAATTATCTAAGATAGATATAAACATAGAAAATGTAAATATACAACTATTTACATCAGATATAGAAAATAAAATAATTTCTATGAATGAATATATGAAAACTGAAACGGGTTGGCAATTAGGTCGTGTAGATGAAGATATAGCATATGATGTATTAGAAAATGGAAGTAAACAGGAAAAAATTAGATGGCAAGAAAGCGTAAATACGAATTGGTATGACTTTATTACAAAAAATATAAAAGAGGAATTTAATTGTGTAATTGAATTTGATACATTTAATAAACTAGTTAATCTATATAATATAGATAGTTTTGGGGATGAAATAAAAATAACATTAACAGAAGATAATTATATAAAATCTATTGAAAGAACTTTAAATACAAATGATATAGTAACGAGGCTAAAACTCGAAGGAAACGAAGAAATGGACATAATAGATGCGACAGAAACAGGGTATCCCTATATTGAAAATTATTCTTATTTTATAGAAAATGGAGAAATGAGTCCAGAGCTGATGAAAGCAATAAATTTATATGAAGAAATGGTAAAAAAAAGAAAAGTGCAGTGGAGAGAATTAACAGATTTGAAAAGTAATAAAGCTAATGAATTGACAGATAAAAAAAATGAATTACAACTCGTTTATGCATTTATAACAGGCTTACAAGGTGAAAAGAGAGCATATGAAGCATCAAAAGACGAAATTAATCTAGCTAGGATTATAGCAGAGATAACTAAAAAAAATGATGAAAAAGTAATATTAGAAGTTGCTGTGAGAGATTTAGAAGAAGAAATTGAAAATCTAAGAAAAAGTATAGATAATATAAATTTACTTTGTAAACGTGAAACTGCGACGGATGAAAACGGAAAATTAATATTTAATGATGAATTATTAGAAGAGCTGAAAGAGTTTGTGTATTATGATACATATACTAATTCAGCTTTTATTAAAGTTGAAGATTTAATAAAAGCTGGTAAAAGAATTTTAGAATTAAAATGCAAAACAACAAGTGAATGGTCTATAGACATAATAAATTTTTTAGATAGAATTTTAGATAATGGCAGACAACATTGGAATGGAATATTAAGTCTTGGTGATGTAATAGAACTTTATAGCTATAAAGAGCAGATAAGAAAAATGATATATTTTGTAGGATATTCACAAAAATTTAATCCTAATAGTTTAACAATAGAATTATCAAATAAAAAATTGAAAAATGATGATATAAAAACTATCTCAGACTATTTGAAAATGGCAAAAGAGTCACTTCAAGTTTTAGAGTCTAAAAAATACTTATTGATACAACAGAAATACAATAAAATAAGAAAAAATAGGAATATCTAAAAAGAGAGGTGAAAATTATTGGCTATATTAGATAATAGTCCTACTTTTTCATATATTCGTGCAACTGGTATAATAGTACATTACTATGATGAAGTTTACAATGTTGCAGAAAAATATTCATGTATGAAATACATATATTGGAATAGAAAGAACCCTTATGAACTAGAAGATTCAGATATTTTATTTGATAATTTGGATGAAAAATTTCTTGTAATAACTAATACAAATGGTATGCATAATATAGTTCCACAAGATGAAAATTCAAATTTCAGTATAAGCTTTGATGGGGATTCTATAAAGTCTATTGAGAAACACATATATGGATTATATGAAAAAGATGAGGAAAATGATAAAAGATTTGTTTCTATAGAAACAGATATAACAGGAGTAAAAACAACAATAGGAGATTTAAAAGAAGAAGATACAAAGATAAAAGAAAATATAACAAAGCTAGAATTAAAATCTGACGAAATAGATGCTAGTGTTAAAAGTGTTAGAAAAGATTTTACAGATAATAAAGAAATAAATGAACTAAGAGAAAATGTGAATAAAACTATAATAGAATTAAATGCAGCGATTGGTTTATATAGTTCTAAGATAACAGAATATTTCAAAGATGATAAAATAACTAATGAAGAAAAAACAGAAATAAGTATTCAAAATACTATTATTGATGGTAAGAAAAAATTATTATATATACAAATTGAAAAAGTTGTTTCAATTTGTGATAAAAATTTTGATACAACTGGAAAATTAAATATAAATAATGCTAAAAATGCTTTAAATGAAGCTCATGACAATTTAAAAACTGCAATAAATTCAGCTATAGCAGATGGTGTTGCAACTCTTAGTGACAAAATTTTAGTTATAAATACTTTTTCTAAATATAATATAAAAATAAATGAATTGAAAAATGTTTTGGACAATATAATTTTGCTTGGTGCTGGTGGAAGCATATCAGAAGAATTAGCGAATTTTAATATGAAATCTAATCAGATTACTATGAGTGTACAAGAAACAGAAAAAAATATGAAATCTGAAATCAAAATATTGTCTGATGAAATAGCACTAAAAGTTAGCAAAGGAGAATTTAGTTCTTTAATAGAACAAAAATATGATAGTGTAAGGATAGCTTTTAATAAAATAAGTTCAGCTTCTGTGACTATTAACTATGATGGGATAACAATTCTAAATGGCTCTATAGCGTGTGATTGCTTAACTACTCCAAGAGGTCATGACCCTATTATCAGATTGTTTGAAGATAGTAGTGCAACTATATGTTTAGATGCACAAGAAAGCAATGGTTCTGTAAAAGGAAGTGCAGTAAGATTAAAATATAATGAAAATTATCTATTTATAAACCGACTTGGAGCAAACGTATTTGTTGATGGCGAGGTAAGATTACAAGTGAAACAAGATGATGCATTTGTAAAATGTGGAAATGCAAGATTTTGTTTTACTAATGACCCATATTCATTTTTTCCAGACCAAGGTCGAACTGATTTGGGACAAAGTTACAATACATGGAGAAATGTTTATTGCGATACTCTAAGATGTGATGATGTTAGAAGCACATCAGATAATAAGTTTAAGGAAAATATTAATTATATAGACTCATCAAAAAAAAGGTTTTTTTCAATGAATATAGAAACTCCTTTTTTGGAATTTTTAAAAAATGATTTAAGAATAGCTACATTTAATTATAAAAATTTTAGTGAAGAAGAGAATAATCAACAAGTTGGATTTATAGCAAATGATATAAAAAACACAAAAATTGGAAAAATGTTTATTTATGATTATGGAGATGAAGGACTAAAATTTAGTGTATCGGGTTATACAACTGTTGTAGCAGCAGCTTTAAAAGAAGAAGTATTAAAAAGAGAAGAATTAGAGAATAAAATAAAAGAATTAGAGATAAATATACAAGAATTACAAAGTAAAGGAGAATAAAAAATGGATGTAGATTTTAAAATTCTGTATGAGAATGTACAAGAAGAATTGAATAAGAATATGTCTAATATGTTGCTTTATAAGAGTATAGCAATGCAAAAAGATATAGAATTAAAAGATAAGAATAAAAAAATTAAAGAATTAGAAGAAAATATTATATCGCTTAAAAAACTATCTGAAAATGTAGAGGGTGTTGAACAATGCGAAACAGAGACTATGAAGTAAAACAATATTTTTTAGAAATAGATTTTTCAGAGTACGAAAATAGAAAAAATGTAGTAAAAAAAATGATATACAGTGAAAATGATATTAATACAGCGTTTATTAATGTGCAACTAAAAAATAATGGTAGAATTATTAATTTAAGTAGCTATGATGTTATAGCGAATATTTGGAAGAATACAGGTAATAAGGTAAATACACCATGCGATATAGTAAACGCAGAAAGTGGGGAGATAGAAGTTCCACTTACTCGAGAAGCTTTGAAGAATGCAGGTGTAAATCCATTTACAATTATGATTATAAACAGTGAAGGGTCTTTAGAATCTCCAAGATTTTATTATAGAGTAGAAGAAGGGCTTGTAAATGATGACGATATTGAAAATGCTGACGAATTTGGTGTTTTAGTATTATTAATAAGTCAAGTCAAAGAAGTCTTAAAAGATAATGATATTTTAGTTACTAGAGTTGAAAATTTAGAAAATTTGATAGAGGAACAGGAAGGAATAAGAGAAGCTAATGAATTAGTAAGAAGAGAAAGTGAAGAAGTAAGAAAAACCAGTGAAGAAGCAAGAGAAGCTAATGAGTTAGTAAGAAAAGAAAGTGAAGAAATAAGAAAAACCAGTGAAGAAACAAGAGAAGCTAATGAGTTAGTAAGAAAAGAAAGTGAAGAAATAAGAAAAACCAGTGAAGAAACAAGAGAAGCTAATGAGTTAGTAAGAAAAGAAAGTGAAGAAATAAGAAAAACCAGTGAAGAAACAAGAGAAGCTAATGAGTTAGTAAGAAAAGAAAGTGAAGA